GATGAATTTTCCGCCGTTCCCATGGTCGAAGGGCTGTTCGGCCCGCAGCCTGCGGCACGCGTGGCGAAGCAAGGCCGCCCTGAACACGTGTGGACGCGCCGTAACTCATTGAGAATATGCAGTCTTTTCGCCTGCGGTCACACGGTTGCCGACGTGGCCGCCGTAATCGGCATTTCTCAGCCCACGCTCCGCAAGGTTTATTTTCAGGAGCTTGCCGATCGCAAGATCATGGCGCTCAAGGTCCGCTCCGAACAGATGGTCCGCCTGACCGAGGCTGCCATCGCCGGCAGCGTCCCGGCCGAGAAGGCCCTGGCCGGCATGATCCAGTCCGAGCAGGTCAAGCTCCTGGGTGAACGCGTCGTCGCCCGCGCTGCCCCTGCCGATCCCAAGCCCACGCCGCTCGGCAAGAAGGAGGCGGCGAAGCAAGCCGCCGATGGCCTCACCGGGCTCTACGGCACCCGCGAACCGCCGCCGCTCACCCACTAGCCCATGCCACAGAACTGGACGACCGCCTGCCCTGATTGGGCAGAGCGGATCGTCGCGCGTCAAAGCCTGGTCCCGTCGCCGCCGCTCCACGCGGGCAAGGCGGCCGAGGCGCTAGGCGTGTTCAAGTCCCTGCAGATGACCGATCTGCCGATGAAGAAGGATGGCACCTGGCCCACCATGGGCGAGGTCTGCGAGCCCTTCGTGTTCGATCTGGTCGGCGCCCTGTTCGGCGCGCAGGATCCCGTCACCGGAAAAAGCCTGGTCAAGGAAGCGATGCTCCTGATCAGCAAGAAGAACGGCAAATCCACCATCGCCGCGGGCATCATGCTCACGGCCCTGATCCTCAACTGGCGTCACGGCGCCGAACTCCTGATCCTCGCGCCCACCAAGGAAGTGGCAAACAACAGCTATAATCCGGCCGCCGCCATGGTCCGGGCCGATCCCGAGCTGCGCACGATCCTGAAAGTGATCGATCACCAGCGCACCATCAAACACCTCGGCAACAGCGCCGAGCTCAAGGTGGTCTCGGCCGATAGCGGAACGGTCGGCGGCAAGAAGGCCGGCTTCGTCCTGGTCGATGAGCTCTGGCTCTTCGGCAAGAACCACAATGCCGGGCCCATGCTGGAAGAGGCGACCGGCGGCCAGGCCGCCCGCCCTGAAGGCTGGACGCTCTACCTGTCGACCCATTCCGACGATCCGCCCAAGGGCGTGTTTAAGGATAAGCTGGCCTACATGCGCTCGGTCCGCGATGGCGAAATCGTTGACCCCACCACGCTGCCCATGCTGTTCGAATGGCCAGACGAGATGATCGAGAGCGAGGCCTATCTCGAGCCCGCGAATTTCTATGTAACCAATCCCAATATCGGCAAGTCGCCGACAGTTGAATTCATCGCCCGCAAGCTCGATCAGGCCCGTGCTGGCCAGGGCACCGATGGCGATACCTCGATCCAGATCGTGCTGGCCAAGTATCTGAACGTGGAAATCGGCCTCAGGATGCACCGCGATCGCTGGCGGGCCGCTGATCACTGGCTGGCCTCGGCCGATCCGGCAATCTCCGATCTCGATGCCATGCTCGATCGCTGCGAAGTGGCAGTCGCCGGCATCGATGGCGGCGGTGAAGACGATTTGCTCGGCCTCTGCGTTGCCGGGCGCGAACGGATGACCGATCGCTGGCTGTTCTGGCACCATGCCTGGGCCTGGCCCGACGTGCTCAAGCGTCGCAAGGATATCGCCAGCACGCTGCGCGATTTCGAAAAGGATGGCGATCTCACCATCTGCGATGAAGAAAGCCGGCTCGATCAGGATGCCCTGGCCGCCGCGATGGCCGGCGGCGAATCGTTCGATGCCCCCTTGCCGCAAGACATGGCCGATCTGGTCGGAATCATCGCGCGGATCAAGGATCGCGGGCTCCTGCCCGATGAATATGCGGTGGCGGTGGATAAGGTCGGCAGCCCGATGCTGGTCGATGCCCTCGCCTCGATCGGGGTCACCGATCCGCAGGTTTATGGGCAGCCGCAGGGCTACGTGTTGAACGGGGCCATCGCTGGCCTGCCGCGAATGCTGAAAGACGGCCGCGCGCTCCATGGCGGGCGGCCGCTCATGGCCTGGTGCGTATCGAACGCCAAGGTGACCTATTCTGGGAGTGCGCTGGTGATGACAAAGCAGGCGGCCGGCTCGATGAAGATCGATCCCGCCATCGCCATGCTCAATGCCTTCATGGCGCTCGCCCGCAGGCCCGAGGCCGGTGGGCCGAAGGAATCGGTCTATGCCACGCGCGGCCTGGTGGTGATCTGATGCAGCCGCAGGATTATCAGCGCGCTTTCGGCCCCGGCCGGGGCGCGGGGCAGGGCCGCGCCCCGCTCGCCCAGGTCGGTGGCGGCATCACCGCCACGATCACCACCCCGCAGGAGCTGGAAGCCCTGGTTCGCGGGATGAATACCTCGGCCGGGCAGCTGGTCACCGATCAAACCGCGCTGCGGGTCGCCGCCGTCATGGCCTGCGTGCGCATCATCGCCGGCGCCGTGGCGAACATGCCGGTCACGGTCAAACGCCGCGTCGACGATCGCACCCGGGAAACGCTCGACACCCATCCGGTCTGGCGGCTGATGAACCGCCGTCCGAACCGCTGGCAAAAGCCGTCCGTGTTCAAGCGGATGATGCAGGCTCATGTCCTGCTGCGCGGCAATGCCTATGCCGCCAAGGTCAAGGGGACAAAGGGCGAGGTGATCAGCCTCATCCCGCTGCACCCCGATCGCGTCTCGAAGCGCCAGCTCTCCGACTATTCCTGCGAATATACCTGGACCCCGCTGAACGGCGGTTCGGTTGTCCTGCAGGAAGCCGATGTCATGCATCTCATGGCCCTGTCGCTCGATGGGCTGACCGGCCTTTCGCCGCTGTCCTACATGCGCGAAACCATTGGCGAGGCGCGGGCCATGCAGGTCCACGGCACCACTACCTTCGCCAATGGCGCCAATGTCTCCGGCGCCTTCAAGCTGCCCGCCGGGAAGACGCTGACAGCGGAACAGACTGAAAGCCTGCGCGCGCAGCTCGATGAATATCGCTCCGGCGGCAGCCGCGATGGCAAGGTCATCGTCCTGGAAGACGGGCTCGAATATCAGCAGATGGCCATGAGCGCCGAAGATGCGCAGTGGCTTGAGGCGCGCAAGTTCACCCGCGGCGATATCGCCATGTTCTTCGGCGTTCCCCCGCACATGATCGGCGATACCGACAAGACCACGTCCTGGGGCACCGGGCTTGACACCCAGGGGCAGGGCTTCGTCACCTATACCCTCGAAGACCACCTCACGATGTGGGAGGAAGCGCTCGGCGCCGATTGCATCGAGTGGGACAAGAACCCCGATATCTATGCCCGTTTCAACCGCAATTCACTGGTACGCGGCGATCTGAAAACCCGCTGGGATGCCTATGTGCGCGGCATGCAGTGGGGCGTCTACAGCCCCAACAAGGTGCTGGAGATGGAAGACGAAAACCCCCGCGAAGGTGGGGATATCTATTATGATCCGCCCAATGCTGCCGGTGGCGGCGATGCCGGCGGCCAGACCGGAGACGGCACCAATGTCCCTGCGTAACCTTCCCCAGGCCAACCTTCAGGGTCGGCCGCAGAATTTCTCGTGGGATTCCCCGTCGGATGCCCTCGCACGCTGGGCCGATCTTCCCCAGGCTGCCACCAGCGAAGATGCCAATGCCATCACGATCTTCGATCAGATCGGCACCGATTGGTGGACGGGCGAAGGCGTCACCGCCAAGCGGATCGGCGCCGCCCTGCGCGCGATCGGGGCGGGCAAGGATGTGGTGGTCAACATCAATTCGCCCGGCGGAGACATGTTCGAAGGGATCGCGATCTACAATCTGCTCGCCGCCCATGAAGGCAAGGTCACCGTCAATGTTCTCGGCCTGGCCGCCTCTGCGGCTTCGATCATCGCCATGGCCGGCGATACGATCAACATGGGCGCCGGCTCTTTCCTGATGATCCACAATTGCTGGGCGGTGGTGATCGGCAACCAGAACGACCTGCGTGAAGCCGCCGAGCTCTTCACCAGCTTTGATCAGGAAGTCGCCAATATCTATCATGCCCGCACCGGCCTGAAGCCTGCCGATATCGTCGATCTGATGGCGGCTGAAACCTGGATGGGTTCGGCCGATGCGATCAAGCGTGGCTTTGCCGATGGCACCATTCCCGATCCGGATCCTTCCGCACAGGCCAGTGCTGGCAGATCTACCGGTGCGGACAAGACCCTTCTGGCCCGCCGCCAGACAGAAGGCGCGCTCGCCCGCGCCGGATTTTCCCGCAGCGATCGGCAACAGATGATTGCTGCCCTTGGTGGTGCCCAGCGCGATGCCGGCATCACCCATCCCGCCGCGCGCGATGCAGGCGAACTGCTCGCCAGCCTGTCCAGGCTGGCTTCCACCATCGCTTCCTAAGCAAGAGGTACAGCTATGAACATGCACCAGCCCCGCGTCCGCGGGATCGTCTCCGCGCGTGCGGAAGCCAACCCGGTCGATATCAAGGCCGCGGTCGACAGGATCCACACCACCTTCGAAGAATTCAAGGCGGCCAATGAAGCCCGCCTCAAGGAGATCGAAAGGGGCCGCGAAGACGTGGTCACCACCGAAAAGCTCGGCCGCGTCAACGATGAAGTGACCCAGCTGACCGGCGCCATCAACGAGATGAAGGAATCGGTCGCTGCGCTCAAGCTCGGCGGCGGCGGCAAGCAGGGCCAGTCGGCCGAAGCGCGCCAGCATGCCGATGCGTTCAATTCGTGGTTCCGCAAGGGCCGCGAACCCGATGCCGGCCTGCGCGGGCTCGAGGTCAAGGCGGGGCTCACCACCCAGTCCGATCCCGATGGCGGCTTCCTCGTGCCCGAACAGATGGATGGCACCATCACCCGCGTTCTCGCCAACGTCTCGGCCGTGCGCTCCCTCGCCCGTGTCGTTTCGATCACCGCCAATGATTATGATGTGCTGGTCAGCAAGGGCGGCGCCGTTTCGGGCTGGGTCGGCGAGGAAGATGCCCGCGCCGTCACCGGTACGCCGCAGCTGTCGAAGATCTCGGTCAATTCCGGCGAGATCTATGCGCAGCCGGCCGCCACCCAGCGCGCCCTGGATGATGCCGCCTTCGATGTGGAATCCTGGCTCGCCGAAGAAGTGTCGATCACCTTCGCCGAACAGGAAGGCGCCGCTTTCGTCTCCGGCGATGGCGTGAAGAAGCCGCGCGGCTTCCTCACCGAAACCCCGGTCGCCAACGGCTCCTATGCCTGGGGCAAGATCGGCTTCGTCGCCACCGGCTCCTCCGGCGCTTTCGCCACGGCCGGCGCTGATAACCTGATCGCGCTCTACTATGCGCTCAAGGCTGGATACCGCAACGGCGCGGCCTTCCTCACCAGCGATGCCACCCTCGGCACCATTCGCGGGTTCAAGGATACCACCAACAACTACATCTGGGCCCCGCCGACCAGCGACATGCCCGCCACCATCCTCGGCAAGCCGGTCGCCACCGATGATAATATGCCGGCAGTCGGCGCCAATTCGTTCTCGGTCGCCTTCGGTAACTGGCAGCGTGGTTATCTGATCGCCGATCGCCTGGGCGTCCGCGTCCTGCGCGATCCCTACACCTCGAAGCCCAACGTGCTGTTCTACACGACCAAGCGCGTCGGCGGCGGGGTGGTGAACTACGAAGCGATCAAGACGCTCAAGTTCGCCTGATCCCTTCCCGGGTGGGGTGGCGGTTTAGGTTGGGGTTTCCCGGCCGCCGTCACCCCGTTTCGCAAGCTCAGTTCAAAGGACCAGTTCCATGGAAGACATCCACTCCTGCGTGTTCATCGATACGCTGATCGCCAATGCCACCTATGCGGCCGACACTACCCCGGCCGCTGTCGATCTCCAGGGCTTCGATGCGGCCGAAATCGTGCTCGCGCTCGGTGCCGGCGGCATTACCTTCAACGGCAGCAACAAGATCGAATTCGTCCTCACCCATTCGGACGATGGCACGACCTACACCAACGTCGCCGATGCCGATATGATGGGCGTTTCCGGCATTCAGAACGGCATCATCAAGGCGCTCGTTGCCGCCCAGAATGCGGCGATTGTCCGCTTTGGGTATAAAGGTTGCAAGCGCTACCTGAAGCTGCTGGCTGATTTCTCCGGCACCCACGGCACCGGCACCCCGATCGGCGCCTATGTCATCAAGGGCGAACCGGCGCTCGCGCCCACTGCCGCCCAGGCCTGATCCCTTCGGAAAGCACCGGGCTTTCCCCACCTTGCCGGCGCCGGGCCCTGAACTCCCGGCGCCGGCCCTTTCCATTCAGCCAGAGGCCACCGCCATGCAGAAATCCGTCGCCATCCGCGATGCGCAGAACGATGCGATCGAAAGCACGATCGGCGTCAGCGCGATCCTCAAGATCCGCACCGGCGCCGCCCCCGCCAACTGTGCCGCGGCCGATAGCGGCACGGTCCTGGCCACGCTCAACCTGCCGTCGGACTGGATGGCGGCATCGTCCAGCGGGGTGAAATCCCTGCTCGGCACCTGGCAGGACAGCTCTGCCGATGCCAGCGGCGAAGCCTGCCACTTCCGCTTCTACAATTCCGCCGGCACCACCTGCCATCTGCAGGGCGTCGTCTCGGCCCCCTGGCAGGCCAGCAAGCCCTATGCCGTGGGCGCCAGCGTCCACAATGGCGGCAGCGTCTATCGCTGCACCGCCGCGGGCACCTCGGCCAGCTCGGGCGGCCCCAGCGGCACTGGCGGTTCGATCACCGATGGCACCGTCACCTGGGCCTATGTCCAGGGCAGCACCGAAATCACGGTCGATAATGGCACCTTCGTCACCGGCCAGCAGTTCACGGTCAATACCTTCGCCATCACGGCCTCTGGCGCCTGAGGCTGATCCATGGCCTTCGCCAACCGCATCAAGGTCACCACGGCCACCACGGGCACCGGGGCGCTGACCCTGTCGGCCACGGGCGTTCGCGATGCGACCAATGGCGATTGCCTGGCCCCGGCAGAAGTCCTGTCGGAACTGGGCAATCGCTCGGTCAGCTACACGATCCAGAGCGGCGCATCCTTTGCGCAGGGCACGGGCATGGTATCCGCCGATGGCCTGACGCTTGCCCGCGATCCGAACGAAGTCTCGTGGAACGGCACCACCTACGGCGTTGGCCTGCTGACCCTTTCGGGCACGTCCACCGTCATGGTGACCCCCAAGGCTTCGGACTTTTCCGCATCATCCATCGGCCTGTCCAGCGCGATCGTGCGCGGCGCCGTATCCCTGTGAGGTAACCCATGGCCGCGAATACCAGTCCGATCTATGGCCGCACTCCCGATGTGCAGGTGGGCGGCGCTGTGCTTGGTCCCACCGCCGTCACCGCGCAGGATGGCACCGGGGCCACCCCGATCATCTTCATGGCCGACGCTACCGAGGGTGGCTGGGTGGATCGCGTCATCCTGAAATCTGTCGGCTCGCCTGCCGCCACCGTGGCGCGCATCTTCTTCTGCACGTCCAACGTCGCGGCGGGCTCGTTCACCCCGGGCACCACCAACACGGCCGCGAATACGGCGATGATCGCGGAAGCCTCGCTGGCCGCCGTCGCCACATCCAACCTCGTGGCGCAGAACGACGTGGTGATCCCGCTGCGGATGCAATTGCCGCCGGGGACCAAGCTGATGATCGGCTTCGGCACCTCCACCGGCGCGGCGGGCACTGGCTACGCGGTCTGCACCGTGGGGAGCAAATACTGATGATCCTGCCCCCGCTACCCGCCGATGGCGTGACGGACTGGATGTTCATCGGCCCCCAGCAAGACACAACGACGACGCGCGGGTGGAAAGCGTGGCAGAAGCCTGCTGGCCGCTCGTGGGTCTATATCTTTGCCCAAGCGCCGGGGGCTGGCGGTGGCGGCGGCTTTACCGGCGCTGCGGGTACGGCGCGCGGCGGCGGGGCTGGTGGCGGGTCTGGCATAGCTATGAAGCTCCTTTTTCCCGCCTTTCTGATCCCGGATGTTCTTTATTTCAGGCCGGGCAC